GCTTGGTGAGTTATATCATTACCACCTGAGACATATTGAGATCCCATTGCACCAGGTTTAACCGTCCCACCAATATTTTTTGTCGTCTGATTTTTTGTAGCAATAACAGCATTAGTTTCTGTATTTTTGGGCACCCAGTATTCTGCCTTACCATCTTTTACGTCTTGTTTCGATCCTTCTCTAAATGCGGGTGCCATTAAAAAAATGCTTTTTACTTATTTAGTACGAATTTTCCATATTGTAATGACATTAAGTCATCAAGTTCATCTTGTTGTACTATGTATACTTGACTTCCTAACTCTTCCCAGGTATACTGTCTGTACTCTCTATGGTGAAAATTTATACCACGAAATCCCCAGTTGAATAATTCGGTTACAGCAACCAATGGATGTTGATCGTATTCAAGATTAGGAGTTTTTGCATAATAATAGAAGGTACATATGTTACCTACTTCAGGTATGGGAGTTACCGTATCATTTAGTGCATAGACAATTAATGTCATCCGATCATCAACACTACTCTCAGATTTAATTTCGCTAATGACAGATTCGATACGGTTCATTTGATACCTAATTCGTCCTCGGTGATAATCTTAAATTCAATTCTTCTGTCAGCACAAAACTCATGAGCAGCTCTCCACTTTGCCTTATTGACCTCCCAGGTAGTACATTCATAGATGTATGATTTAGTCACCTTCTTTCTTTTTGCTGGAGGTTTTGTTTGCTTTTTTGGTTTTACCTCAATGACATATGTTTTAATTTCGCCAGTACTTTCTTTTACCTTTATAATGAAGTCAGGAAAATACTTATGAACTCTATTATCAACAGGAGAAACATATGGGATATGAAACTCTTCACTTCCCCACTGAAGAATGTTCTCATTTAGATCACACCAACGGCACATTTTACGCTCCCATGAAGAGCGACATATAATATTAGTATGATCGCCTTTATATTTGCTGGGATATGACGGTCTGTATTTACTCTTGATACTTTCTGCCATACATAATATATAAGGTAAAAACTATTTATAGATGGCACTCACCGATAGACTTGGTAAATCTAAAACAATTGCCGAGATTAAATCATCATTATTAAATCCTGCTTTATCATCACACTTTGATGTTGAGGTTCCTTTTCCTTCTGCATTGAGATCACTTCTTGGTGTTAATCAAAGATCGTTTAATTTATCATGTAGTGAAGCAAGTCTTCCCGGATCTCAATTAACGACTTTTGAAAATAATAATGATCGCACAGGTGTAACTGAAAAACATGCATATAGAAGACAGTTTGACGACAGAATTGATCTTACATTCTATGTTGATGCAGAGAGGTATACGTCAATTCGTTTCTTTGAGAGATGGATATCATTCATTATGAATGAAGATCAAGGTGGTATTCAAGGAGGAACTGCATTAACTGAGCAACAACCAAATATTGCATCAAGAGCATATCATTATAGAGCAAGATATCCAAATGAATATATTATGGATCAAGGACTGAAAGTCACAAAGTTTGAAAGAAACTATCAAAATTCTTTAACCTATAATTTTGTAAGAGCCTTCCCACTTTCTGTTAGTGCGATGCCACTTTCTTATGATGCTTCTTCATTATTAAAAATAACTGTGTCAATGAGTTATATTAGATACTATCTTGGTAGATCAATTATTCCTACAACACCATCTAGACCACCAACACCCACTATTCCAGAACAAGTACAACAAAATAATAAATTCTTCTTTGATCCAGATCTTGATTTAAATTTAAATCTACCCCGATTAAATACACCAAATGGCGTTAACTTCAATGATATTGGAGCAGGAAGTATTCCATTCTCTGCAGGGTTTGGAGCAAACCTTGCTTGATAACCCCTCTAAATAAAATTACTGAAACTCTATAGGACATTATGCCTTTACCAAAGATTGCCACACCGGTATATGAACTTGAATTGCCATCTACAGGTGAGACAATTCAATACAGACCTTTCCTTGTAAAAGAAGAAAAGGTTCTTGTGATTGCTTTAGAGAGTGAAGATACAAAGCAAATCACAAATGCTATCAAGAATGTAATTAAGAACTGTATTCAAACAAAAGGTATCAAAGTAGAAACTCTTCCAACTTTTGATATTGAATTCTTGTTCTTAAACATTCGAGGTAAGTCTGTTGGTGAGGAAATTGAGGTTACTGTAACCTGTCCTGATGATGAAGAAACTCAGGTACAACATAAAATTAATCTTGATGATATTGAAGTTCAAAGAAATGATGAGCATACCAATAAGATTAAGTTAGATGATACTATTATGATGGAAATGAAATATCCATCTCTTGATCAGTTCATTAAGAACAACTTTAATTTTGATGATGGTAATGCAATGGAGCAATCTTTTGATTTGATTGCAAGTTGTATTGATAAAATCTATACTGAAGATGAGGTGTGGGCAACTGAAGATTGTACTAAGAAAGAAATTGTTGAGTTCTTAGAACAGATGAATTCTTCTCAGTTTAAGGAGATTGAAAAGTTCTTTGAGACAATGCCAAAACTTTCCCATACGGTTAAGGTTAAGAATCCAAATACCAAAAAGGAAAATGAGGTTGTAATTGAGGGATTAGCGGGTTTTTTCGCGTAGCCATGATCCATATGGATCTGGAGAACTACTATAAACTTAACTTTGCCTTGATGCAGTATCATAAATATTCATTAACTGAGATTGAAAACTTGATGCCTTGGGAACGAGACATCTATGTTGCATTATTGCAACAGCATCTTGAGGAAGAGGAATTAAAGCAAAAGCAAAGGAATGCCATCTAGTAAATTCGGTTCTAAGTTTTTCGGTGAAAGATACCAGCAGTATGTTGATGAACTTACTGCTGAAGGAACCATAGATGGTGAAAAATTATCTCCTACTGAAAGAAAAGAAGGATTTAAAAAGAGAAACGATAAGATAGGATTTGAAGATTTTGTTGAAAAAGTTTTAAGTAAAAAGAAATCTGCCGGACCATCTATGTCTGGTCAAAAGGCATCTCTCGGCGGCCGTGGTGGTGCTATTGTAAAAACGCAGAAAATTAATCCTGGAAAAATTGTTCCTCAACAAGTAGGTGAGGAGACTAAAGAAAATATGGATGAAATTCTGAAAGGAATTGATTCTATCCTCAATAGTTTAAGAGAACAAGAAAATATAAAGGAAAAACAACTCAAATTACAAAGACGGACTACTGAAAAGCAGAAGAGAAAAGCATCTGAGGGTAAGTTAGAAGGGGGAATATTTAAAGGACTAATAAAAGCAACCGATAAAGTTCTGGCACCAGTCAAAGGATTATTTGAGAGGGTATTTGATTTTATCAAGACTGTTATTCTTGGTAGAGTTATAGTCAAACTTCTTGATTGGATGGGCAATTCTGATAACCGGAAAAAATTAACTGCTATTGGTAAGTTCTTAAGTAAGACCTGGCCTGCAATTCTCTTTGCTTACCTTGCATTTGGTAATGGTCTGGGTAGATTTATTACCAAGATGATCTTGATGACCTTAAAGTTCATCCCCAAGATCGCGATGACTATTGCAAAACTTGCAGCTGCTCACCCGTTAGCGGCTGCTGCAATCGCTGGTGCTGGATTATTTGTTGCAGGTGCAGTCATTCCCAAATTAATGCCGGGAACAGTTGATGAACAAGAGAGAAAAACTGCTGCTGAACCCGGAACTGCCGAAGAAAAAATTAAAAAACTTGAAGAGCAGAAATCAAAATTAAACTTCCTTGAGAGGATGCAGGGAGTTGGTGCAGAAATTGATGAGCAAATAAAATTCTTAGAGACTGGAAAGACAGCTGCGTACTCTGGTGGTGGTTTGGTTCAAGGATTTTCTGGTGGTGGTCATGCCATGGCACATGGAACTGACACTGTTCCTGCAATGCTAACTCCTGGTGAGTTTGTGATGTCTCGTGGGGCAGTTCAAAAATATGGATCGGGTACACTTGCATCAATGAATGCTGCTGGTGGTGGAACTAACAGGCCCAAAATGTTAAGTGGAACTGTTTATGCATCAGGTGGTGGAGATATTCATAAAGGTGAATCCAGACCGGGTGATCAAGAAACGGAAAATGCTGATATAGATCCTGAGAAAAAGTTTGATGCAGCGGCCATTAGTGCAGCACTCTCAAAGAAATATCCAGATGTTAAAGTTCCTGATACAGCAGTAACTACACCAATGATAACGGGTCCTACTCAATCAGGTGAGAAAAAATCAGAAAAAGATATTCCTTTACAATTATCAGGAACTGCAAAACAAAAGGTAGGTAGTGATACCGCATTCTTAGAAGGTCTGGTTGAGATGTCTAAGAGACTTGGCGTTAATCCTGGAGATATGTTGGCAAAGATGGCATCTGAATCTTCTTTGATGCCTAATGCACAGCATCCTGATACTCTTGCTACTGGACTAATTCAAATGATTCCAAGCACAGCACGAGCACAAGGTACAACAGTAGAAGCTTTGAAAGGAATGTCTCGTGCTGAACAACTACCTTTCATTGAAAAGTTTTTGAAGAAGAGTTTAAGTGGAGTGAAAAGACCAGTATCACCAGGGCATTTATATACTGCTACATTTTTACCTGCTTTTGTAAAAGAGAAGGAAGACTTTGTGCTTGCATCCAGAGATGGAAGTTTACCAAAAGGACGCCCAGAAAGTGCGGATTGGTATGCAGGTAATAAAGGTTTAGATTTTGATAGTGACGGAAGGATTCAAATTTTTGAATTGGGTAAAAGACTGGCTAAACTGAGAAAAGATTTTGGTATTGGTGGTGGAATTTCTAAGGGTGGTTTCCATGGAGACTATGATGTTTCAGATAGTTCTGGCGGTGGTGGTGCCACAGAAAAACCGAAGATGAGTGCCGCAGATCAAATTGCATATGCTAGGGGTGATAAAGGAGCATTTGATTATAATAAAATTAGAGAACAGATTGGAACAAAAACTTCCTCTGTTTCTAGATCATCAAGACCTTCATCCACAGCAGCATATCAACAGCAACTACAATCACAACAAGGTCAACCAAGTTACTCAGATGAAAAAACTGGTAAGGATGTTCCACAAATTGATGCTGACGCAATGATTTCATCACAAAAAATTCAGGTTCTTGGGATAGTGGTATAATCAATGGCAATCTCATCTCAAAAATTACTCCCTGGTTCATCTGTTGGTGGAGCAATTAGACCAATAAAAATCAGTTCATTATCCAGAATCAGTCCAATTTCTGGCACTGAAACTGCTGGTGCAAAAACATCGGACAAAAAGACAGTAGTAATAAAAACAAAAGTTATAGAGATTGATAAACTTTTAAAAGGATCTGTTGTAACTGAAAAGAAAAAAATTGAGAAAGAAAGAAAAGAAAACCAAAAAGCACAAAGGGGAGGAAGAGAAAGTAAACTAGAATCAAAACCTAGTAAAGAAGAAAAAAAAGGAGGCGGACTTAAAGTACCTAAGTTAAGTTTCTTTGATAGGATGAAGAACTTCATCAAGAATATTATTCTTGGATTTGTTATTGTTAGACTTATAAAGTTTGCACCTATCCTAAAGAAAATATTACCTCTTATTGGAACTGTTGCTGATTTTGTAAGTAATGTTGTTGTAGGTATTGTTGATGGACTAGGTACATTCTTAAACTGGGGATTTACTGCATGGGAAAATAGTGAGAAAAAACTAAAAGAATGGGGTGGTGATGAAGCAGTAGAAAGGTTTAGTGCTCTAGGTGATGCTTTAGGAAACTTGTTTAATGCCATACTTATTGTTGGCATGACTACGGCAAGGATAAATGGTGGAAGAAAACCTGGACAGAAACCAGGTCAAAAACCCGGACAAAAACCAGGGACAAAACCTGGTAGTAGACCAGGTATGAAACCAACAGGTCCACGAGGTGCATCAAGGGCAATGCAGAGACTGCACGGACCTGAAGCAAGACAGATTTATGATAATGCAAGAGCAAATGGTAAGAGTATTTCTCAAGCAAAGGCAGCAGTCAATAGAGCACTAAGAAAGGGAGATATTATTTCCAAACCCCAGAAAGGAACACTGAGAGGTAATGTTGGCACTGCTAAAGGAAGTGTCATGAAGGGTGGGATAAAGAAAGCACCTGGAAGACTTGCAACAAAGATACTTGGTAAAGCAGGAATGAAGGCAGCAAAGGGTATCTTTGGTAGAATTCCTATCTTAGGTCCTATCGTTGTTGCTGTTGCTTCTTTACTTGCAGGTGAACCAATAGGTCAGGCAGTATTTAAAGGTTTGGGTGCCGCTATTGGTGGATTGCTTGGAAGTTTCATTCCTATCCCCATCCTTGGCACGATGTTGGGCGAAACATTAGGAACATTTTTTGGTGATTTACTCTACTCACTAATCCTTGGTGGTGGGATTAAAGAAGCAGGAGAGAAATTATCCAAAGCAATCAAGACTGCCATGGACGTGGGTGGTCTTATCGTTAATTTTTTCAAGGAAGGATTTGGTAGATTCATTAAGGACTTCCCAACCATGAATGTGTCTGAAATTAGATTTGGTCCGTTTACACTGAGGAAAGCAATCGCTAAATTATTCCCATTCTTAGATGCGGATAAGGACGGAGAGGTTAAAAAGTTGCCAGATTTTTCAATATTAAATCCATTTAATCCATTCTCTTTTGGTTTTTACACTAAGTTAATTCCACACGCAGCAGCATCATTCTTCCCAGCAATATTTGGGAAAGGTGGAACTGCGTTTGGTGGATCAGGTACTTTCGAACCAGATGGAGTTGATGGGGATTCCTCTACAAAGTCTACGGGTAGTAACAACACACCGCGTGGAATAACAACACCAGCAAATGTTGAAGGTATGGAGGCAAGTAAGAAAGGAAAAATATACTTACACTGGTCTGCTGGAGCAGGGATGACTGGACATCCCAGTAGATATCACAGTACAATTCTTGCTGATGGTAGTAAAGTTCAAAAAGTCCCGTATACTCAATTCAAAACACCTGGAGGACATACTCAGTATAGAAATCGTCAAGGTGTTGGACTTGCAGTTGCGGCCATGCAAGGTTGGAATTGGTCTACAATTAAACCAAAACAACTTGATGCTTTTACTACTGAAGCAGCAACAGTTGCAAAAGATATGGGTTATAGTAAATCTATGATTAATGTAAGAAATGTTGCAACCCATGCTGAGGTGGGATCAATGAGAGACGGACAAAAAAATCCACCTTATAGTGGAAACACAAGAACTCCCCCACCAGCACCTGATAATCATGGTCCTTCATGGCCAGGTTGGGGTGGTGATGGTGAAAGATCTGACTTTGTAGATATTAATAAAGCAGACTACAACGCACAGAAAGGTGTTGGTGGTGATAAACTTCGTGATATGATTAAAGGTAAGATGAGAATGGGTGGACCTACAAAAGGAAGAGGTCTCTATGAAATGGGTGAAGAAGGAAAAGAATATGTCATTGATGCAGATTCCACCAGAGCATTGCAAGGAACTTTCCCTGGATTGCTGAAAGCACTCAATAAGGCAGAAGGAAAAGATGCTTCAAAGGTTCTTAGTCAATACGCATCATATGATATGGCAGAGGTCATTCCTATTGTTATTTCACAACCTGTTCCAGTTCCAATGCCAATGGGTAAAAGTAAGCAGTCATTTAATCAACCAAGTTTAGTTGCTTCTGGTGGAGGATCTTTCCAAGATGTGCTTTACAAAGGTGGTTAAATAGAAATAAGAGGTAATACATATGGCAGAATCACAGAAAGTCACTACTGCTCAAGCAACTCCAACATCAGTAGAAACGATAGATATTTTTTCAACCAAAACTCAAGGGAAAACTGTATCTATTTTAAATGGTTTGATTGAGTTTAGGTATTATGAAAGTATCTTACAAGATTCTGTGATGGCAACTGTTATGTTTAGTGATTCTGGTAATACTATTGCTGATGATAAAACTGGTAAGGTAAAGAGTGCCCTTGAAGGTCTTCCAATTGTAGGATCAGAGAGAGTAAAGTTTAAAATGAAAGATAATAATGAAAATAAAATTGAGTATACTTTCCGGATAAACAATGTCAATCCAATATCAGATGAGACCACAAAGTCTGTTGTCGCATTAAAGTTAGTATCTGAGGAGTGTGAACTTAATGAGGAAGTTAGAATTAACAAAAGATTTGACGGTAAACCATCTGAAGCTATTAAAGAAATACTAACAAATTTTTTAAAAACTGAAAAAGATATAACTGATATTGAAGAGTCAACTGTGTGTGGGTCAATACCGGCACAAAAGAAACCATTTTATGCTATGAATTGGTTATCTACACGATGTGCGCCTGTAGATAAAAAACCAGGAACAACAGCAGGATTTTTCTTTTACGAAACCTCTGAGGGATATCATTTTAAATCAATTGATTCTTTATTAGGTCAAGAAAAGAAAAAATCTATTATCTACAATGATACACCTGACAATAGAGGTCAAAATATTCCAGAAGGATATGATGTAAAAGCATTATCATACTCCAAAGATAACCGAGTAGATGTCCAGAAAAAATTAGAGATGGGATTTCAATCGACTAGATTGATTTCTTTTAATGTGCGAGATTGTGATTATCAAGTAACAAATCCAAAGGCGGTTGGTGATGGTGGAACAGAAGAATCTTTGACAAAGGCAGGAAAAGAATTGCCTAAAATGAGTGATGAGATTAGTTCTGGTAAATTAAAATTCTCAAGAACAACATATTGTATTCTGGATACTGGAACCTTACCTGCAGGTAGTACCCAACAGCAAATCGAAAAGTCAAGGGATGAAAACTTTAAGGTAGGTGAAATTAAAAATCAGGCAATTATGCGCTATAATCAACTGTATGCTTCTAAAGTTGAAGTCACTATAGCAGGAGATTTTTCACTACATGCAGGAGATGCGGTCTATTTTGATGCACCATCATCTCAAAAGGATACAAAGAATGATGATGTTGACCGTCAAGTTGGCGGACTATATATTATATCAGCATTATGTCATTTAATTAATGCACAAGGAACTTATACAAAGTTAAATTTGGTAAGAGATTCTTTTGGTAGAGCAGGGAGGGAACCTCAAACTGGTAAACCAGCCACTGAAACAAAAATTCCTGGTACACAACCTTCATATCAAAGAAGTGTATCAACTGCAGCATACGATACTACAACTACTTTCTAAAAAATTATGGAAAAAAATATCGAGACCCATATCGAAAAGGATAAGCAAATTCTTGAAGATCCAACTATTTCTCCACAAATGCGGCGTCATGCTGCAGATGAGTTGGAGCACTTAGAGCGTTATGCAAAGGAGCATGCTAAAGATATTGAGGCAGGAGATCATCATGACCCCACTGCATTTGAAATGTATTGCGATGAGAATCCAGAAGCAGATGAATGTAGGATTTACGAGGATTAATGGCAGAAACAGGAGCACTATTTGATCCTGGTTTTCTAGGAGGAATCTTCAATTGGTGGATCGGTCAAGTTGCCGATGATTCTGAATGGAGAAATAATTCACTGTCTGGAAAATTTGAAGATCAGAATAGTATTCCCGGATGGGGACGAAGATATAAAGTTCGTATCATGGGTCTCCATGATAAAGAAGAGGAATCTATTCCATCAGATCAGTTGCCTTGGGCAACTGTTATGTACCCAATCACTGCTGGTGGTGGACAAGCAAACGCAAGCACAACTCCTGCAATTCGACAGGGTAATTTTGTATTTGGATTCTTCATGGATGGTACGGACCAACAGGTTCCTATCATTATGGGTATTCTGGGCAACAATGCTCAGACTTTAATGGCAACAAAAATTGGTAAGAGTGCATCCAATTTTGCTGCTACCAGTGGATATGCGGAGGGTAAAAATCCTCCAGCAGGAAGTGCAAAACCAACAGCTCCTGATGAAGGTTTAGTTACAAAGAAACCAACAAATTCGGCATTAGGAAAAGCACTTGCACCAGCACCTCCTGGAACTAAACTTAATAAGTTTGGACTGAGACCAGATCAACCTCTCAGTGCAATTCCGGATGGTTTACAAGTCGCAAACGCTGCTAGAGAGCAAGCAAGAAGCGAAGGTAAGTCAGTTCAGGAAGTAGAAGATGCCGCAATGCAAGCGGTAGCAGATCATGTTAAAAAATTAAGAACACAACAAGAATCTCCATCAACACCAAGTCAAGGTAATCCAACAAAGGAAAACCCTGATGCGATGCATCAACTCTCTGCTGCTGATGTAAAACGTGAGACTAAAATTAGGGAATGTAATGTTATAATGAAACCTGATCCCGATCAGTTTATTCAGTCAGCAATATCATCAATTCAAACAATTATTACTAAATTGACAGAGAGATTAAATTCATATCTTGCTGCGATATCAAGTTATATTGATGCAGTATCAAGCACAATTTCAAATATACAGAAATTAATCGCTGATGCTGCATGTGAAATTGCAAAGTATATGAAGATCATCTTTGATAAGATTATGGAGTATGTTATAAAGCAACTGAATAAGGCAATGACTGCTGCGGTAGCAGCATTACCTACACATATGCGAGCAATGTTTGCAGACTTAAAGGAGAAAATTGTAGAATTAATTTTATGTTTGTATGGAAAATTAACAGAAAATGTTTGTGGTCAAATTGAGGGTCTTCTATCCGATGCCTTAGATATGGATAATGCTGAAGCAAAGGCAAGAAGGAATTATGAAAACAATGATGCTGATGATTTAAAAAGAAGACCAATAGTGCCAACATGTTATGCTGAGGATGTCATTTCAAGTATTTTATATTCAAATCAAACCCAAATTGATGATGCCAACAAAAATATTTTAGATAATGTAAATGAATTTGTTAAAGATATTCAAAGTGAACTTGCAGGTGTGAGTGGATCAATATCTGATATCTTAAACCAAATCACAGAAGTTTCGGGAAGCATTAGTTCTGCATTATCATTTACGAATATTAGACTTAACATTTTTGGTTGTGAACTTAAACCAAACGTAGCAGTATCTGACAAGTATTGTATGGCACACGGTGGATCTGCACAACCAGACACTAATTTCCCAAGTCTCAAATCCATTGAGGATTCTGTATCTAATGGAATTGATAAAGTTCTTCCCCCACCACCAGAGGCATTTGCACCACCTCCAGCAGGAACTGCTGCTATTAACCTTTTAACGGGTAACTAAATATCTTTACGACAAATAATAGGTAGTTAATAAATAAACATGTCGTTTTTTAACCTCTTCGGACCAGCAGATAAATGTGATATTAAGGTTGGATATATTTCAACCACAAGAGGTTACGTGGATAATGTCAGTAGACATGATGCCAATAAGTATGCAAAGTTAAATCCAGGAACTCAATTTGTCCTCAGAAGAAGAGACAAAATTCAGTTCATGAATATTAATGGAGTTAATAATCTAGAACCAAAAGACCTTTTACCAGAAAATTCTGCTGGAGGAGATAGAGGATGTTCTGGTGTTACTGGACTTGATATTTACGATGATGAAGGTGGAATAAGATCAGATGCTTTTAATGAAGTAGATCCTTATGTTGTTTTCTCTGGTGGTAATGGGATTGGAGCAAAGGCCAATCCCATATTTGGAATTGATGGTAGTCTTCTTGCAGTAGATTTGGTTGATGGTGGATGGGGATATGCATACGCACCAGTCACAGAAGTAATAGATGAGTACGGTATTGGTGCGGGGGCAGTAGTCCGATCTATTATGGTTGGAGACCCTGCATATTCTAAATGTGCATTTATTGAGACCGTTCAAACTTTTGAGAATGAAGAAGACTTTGAGGAGTATGATTTAAATACTTGTGGTCCATCAGAAATATTAACGTTTGGTAAAAAATATGATGCAGATGGAAATGAAGTTGGTGTATGGGATCCAACTACTTATGCAACTCTTACGTCAAATCCTGCAGCGATTGAGCAAAGAAGATACCAAGATTTCTTAGAGTCTTTAAGAGGTGGAACACGAGTAAATCTTCAGGATAATACTATTCGTAACTGGTGGACGACGCAGAGAGAAAAACCGTTAAGAGTTACTGCTCTCAATAAAAAATCTAGAATTATTCATAAGGTAACTCATCCGGCATGGAGTGAGTTTATGAATAGGTATGCTGTTTCTCCAGTCCCACCATCAAATGTTCCTGGTAGTGATTTTGCTGGAATAGAACATACATTAGAGTGGGAAGAAGACTTTCCATATGATGGTGATTATAATTTTAGATATGCTGCGGACAACGTTGCTGATATCTACTTAGACAATATATTAGTTGGTAGAACAACTAGATTTAAAGATTCTCCAGATAAGTTAAAGAAATTTGTTACTGCTGGAGTCCATAGGATTAGAGTTGACCTGGAGAATATTCCCATTCTCAAAACAATAACAAAACAAAAAGATGAGAAAAAATATATTAACACTGAGTTTGAAGTTTATGGACAAGGATCTCAGAAACATCGTGCAATAAAATTTAGTTTTACATCTGAGGGAGGAGCACATTCTTTTGTTTTAGATAATGTTCAGAGAAGTAGTAAGTCTTATAAAAAAGATATAAGAGTTCTTAGAAATACAAACTATAAGGTAGTTGCTGTTGCAGATTCTGCTAGGGAAGAACCACAGGTAGGACAAAGAGAATTTAAAATTCAATATGGTAGTGCTTCATCAACATCAGGAAAAAAAGTTGTCAATAAAGGAAGAGAGATAGAGTTTGATGATAACGCTGGTAATGGATTTGATGTTAATGCAACTTTAAAAATTAAGTCTAGTTCTCCTGGACTTTCTGCAAAGTTCTCTGATGATGGTACGAAATTAATTGTAAAAGGTCAAAACAAGGGTGATGTTACTATTAGATTGGAATGGAATGATAACCCTCAAACATCTGGAATTGCTGTAGGGTCAGTTACTATTGGAGATGCAACATGGACTCAAAGTGGACAGAAAGGTGGTGTAACAAAAACTATAAACATTAATAAAATCTCAAACACTAAATCAAATTCTGGTGTTATAGAACAAGGCACTATGCAAAGCTTTGGAGTTAGAGATAAAGAGAGGGGTAATAAACCAAGTAAAGTTATTTTTGCTGATTATGTTGGATCGGCTAATGATAATGATGATATGCAGGTTAGAGTTAATAGAGGAACTTTTACTGCATCAAATAAAAAGATCATAAGGGGTGTTGGTCCACAAGGGAGTCAAAAAAGAGGAACTTTTGATTTAACTTTTAGAGTGAATGCCAGAACAGAATCGGGAGGATCAAGTTCCTCTAGTTCTGGTTTTGAAATGGAGGAAGTTTTTAATACTAAGAAATCTATCAATGATGCAGATAGAAAACTTTGGAGAATAAATCCTGAAGCAGGTAGAGATGGTGATTTCCTATCTCGCTTCGGAGTTCTTCCATTTAATCCTCAAAGCAAGAAGGCAACAACAGATGATTTTAGTGGAACTCATGTTATTAGATGGCAATATGTAGACTTCCCTATCACGGGAAACTATAATTTTGAGATTATGGTTGATGATTCCGCAGAGATTTATATTGGCAATCGTTCTGGTGGAGGTCAAAAAGGAATTGGTAATGGACTTCGCGATATCAATAATGGTGGTGATGAGACAATCATTAGAAAGAAGGGATTTAATGCTCCAGGTAGAAGCACTGGTAAGAGTTTTGAAACAAGATTTTTTGAAGCAGGAAAATATAGAATTCGTGTGGAATTAAAACAGATTAGAGGTAAACCTCTTGCCGAAGGTAATCCCATGGCATTTGCTATGAGGATAAAAACTACAGCCAAAGAAAAGAAAGTTGTATCTGCAAAGTCTTGGAATGAAAATCCAATGGGTGTTGCATTATCAATTAATGCACCTTTACCACCCGCACCACAAGAACTTCCTCCACCACAAGAGGGAAGATGTCCTCGCAATCCATATTGGACAACTAGATTTCCTGGATCTAAACAGAGATGGTTTCCTGTAACTCATCCTGCATGGAGTGGATTTACCAATCGTTATGCAATGTCACCCGTATTACCATTAAGTACACCAGATTCTGACAATGGTGGACAAGTGTTTAGAACTTCTTGGGTTATTGATGCACCATATGATGGTTTCTATGGTCTAAAAGCAACTGCAGATAATGGTGGAAGAATATTAATTGATGGTGTAGAACAAATTTCTGGTGGTCTGCTAAAGGGTAGTAATCCTGGAGTAAGAGGATTTAAGGAAAATAACCCTCCAACCAAGAAAGTCTTTCTAGAAGAAGGGAAGCATACAATTGATGTAGAAGTTATAAATCAGACAACTGAAACTTTTAAATCTGTCAAGAAGAAAGTTTTTGATACTAAAGATTGGTTGTCAAAACCAAAATCAACTGGTGGTGGTGAAACTAAAGTCACTTACATTGGATTGAACTCAAAAGGTGGTGGAGTAAGAGTGTCATCAAATGGAAAGAAAATTTCATTGAAAGATGGTGATGGAGATGATACCAACGCTTCTTTTGAGATTGTCTCTGGAAATGCTAAGTTCTCTCAGGACGGTACAAGTATTGAGGGTGATGGTAAAGTTGATATTAAATTAGATTGGAGTGATGATCCTAATAATGCTGGAGTTGCGGTAGAAAAGATTAAAATCAAAGGTGTCACTTGGACTCAATCGGGTAGAAAAGGAAAACAAAAACAAAGTGTTACTCTTGAAAAACCTACTTCATCAGGATTAAAGTCTGGTTCTACT